GACGAAGAGATCCAAATCTTAGCTACGGAACGAACCCTTGTTCAGAGATTATCCTACGTGATAAACAATTCTGTAACCTTACAGAAGTTGTTGTCAGGTCAGGAGATACAGAAGAGTCATTAAAACGTAAGATCAAACTAGCTACCTTACTAGGTACAATACAATCTACAATGACAGATTTTAAATTCTTATCTGCTGAATGGACACAGAATACAGAAGAAGAAAGATTACTTGGTGTATCCTTAACAGGTATTATGGATGCTAAGATAACTGCTAATCCTGATCCTAAACTGTTAGAAAGACTAAGAGATGAGGCTAGAAAAACAAATGAAAAGTATGCTGAGATACTTAATATACCTGTATCAGCAAGTATTACTTGCGTTAAACCTAGTGGTACAGTATCTCAGTTGGTTGACTCTGCTAGTGGCATTCATGCTCGTCATAATGCTCAGTATATACGGACTATTCGTATGGATAAAAAAGATCCTATTACTGATTTTCTTATAGAAGCAGGAGTCAAACATGAAGATTGTCAAATGAATCCAAGGTCTACCTCTATATTTAGTTTTCCTATTAGAGCACCTAAAGGTGCGATAACAAGAAATGATAAGTCAGCTATAGAACAATTAGAACTATGGTTAACATATCAAAGACATTGGTGTGAACACAAACCTTCAGTAACGATATCAGTAAAAGATAAAGAGTGGGTTGAAGTAGGTTCATGGGTATGGAAACATTTTGATGAAATCAGTGGAGTATCCTTCTTACCTCATTCAGATCATACATATCCTCAAGCACCTTATCAAGATGCCTCAGTTGATCAAGTAACTGAGTTAGAAAAAGTGACTCCTACAGTGTTGGATTGGAGTTTGTTTATAGAACAAGATGACAACACAACAGGTGCACAAGAACTTGCGTGTTCATCAGGAAGCTGTGAAATTATATGATAGCTACATTACAACCTATATGTGGAGTTCAAATAGGTATAGAGTTTACAGAAGCAGAAGTAAATGATCAAACAATTAGTTACTGTCTAATTGATTTATTAATATTAAGAATACAAATAGCATGGTTTAAAGAATGAAAGTGTGTGTTGTAGGCAGCAGAAGCCTTGATTCTGCAGATAAAGTATTACCTATCATTGACAAGTTTATTAAAGAGCTCCCTTCCTCTTCTGTAACTTTCTTGATAGGTAGTGCTAAAGGTGTTGATCCTCTATCAAAACATTATGCCCAATCCCATGGGCATGATGTGGTAGAGTTTTTACCCTACCATTTACTAGATAGCTCATCTGAGTTTAATAGTAAATACTTCTTTATACGTACTAAACAGATGATTGACAATGCTGATAGAGTTCTAGCAATCTGGGATACTAAAAGCAAAGGCACTCACTATGCAATTAAATATACCCAGAAGCTAGAAAAACCTATTATGATTATTAAAGTACCTAAATGACTAAAATCTATACAAAATCAGGAGACAATGGAGAAACAGGATTAGTCACTGGAGAACGTATTAGTAAATCTTCTATTAGAATTGACAGCATAGGCAGTATAGATGAGCTTAATTCTTTTATAGGACTATCTTTAACAGAAGAGATACCTAAAATTATACGTGATGTATTACATGTAATACAACATAACTTATTTGATATAGGTAGTGAACTAGCTAGTCCAGGACACAATACAATAAAAGAAGAGAAAGTTAAATACTTAGAAAGATCTATTGATGATCTAACTAGTAGACTTGCTATACTACGAGAGTTTATATTACCAGGTGGCTGCAAAGCCGCAGCTCAAATACATGTAGCTAGAGCTATGTGTCGTAAAGCAGAGCGTACTTGTATAGCTTTAGGTAATGTAAACCCTACAACTTTACGTTATTTAAATAGATTATCTGATTTATTATTTACTATAGCACGTTATCTTAATGCTGCAGTAGGTGTTGATCATGTATATTGGAAGAAAGATGCTTCTTGATTATGTATTAGTTATTATGTTTGATGTTAGTAGAGAGATTACACCCCCACAATACGTAGGACACTTTGCTAGTTGTGAGTCTGCGTTTCAATATGCTGCTCGTCACTATCCAAAGAATGATTGGTCTTGTCTTCACGAAAATTATATTTATCTTCCCAAAGATCTAGTAAAGAAATACTACTACCCAGACTCCATAGATTAATCGGATACATTATTCACCAGCTAATGCTTTAGAAGTTGCTTCCATTCTAGATTTAATACCAGAACGATTTCTTTTTTCAGCATTACGATACTCATCATTATCAAGAAACTCTTTTGCAGCTTCTTTAAATTTACCTTGATTAATCAATTCTATTGTTTTAGGACTACCTGATAATGAACCTCTATACCAAGAAGATACAATATTTTTTCTTAAGTTTTCACTAAGATTATTAAACTTAGGTATAGCTTTCATAATAGCTGGTATACGTTTTTGAATATCTTTATCTAATAAAACATCTGCTTCTTCTCTTGTAATAGTTTGACCTGGTTTAACATCTTCTCCATAATGACCATACCCTATTGTAAGTTCTTTTTCATCTTCAGTAGCTTTTTTAGCTTCAGGAAAAAAGTCACCTTCCCAGCTAAGTATATAGTTTTTATAAATATCATCAGAAGCTCCTGCTTCTACATCTTTACCTACATTACCTATAGGTACATCATCAGATTCTAATACAATACTCTGTGGTTTGTCTTCAAAGAAAGGACTTTGTCCTTCTTTAATACGTTGTTTACCATGAGCTACAGCTTTTTCATATGCAGAATCTAAAGGTTTATTTTCTTTAATAGAAGCTATCTCTTCATTACTAAGACCAGGTACTAGTAAAGGCATAAGAACTTTCTTACCATCTATATCAACATCAATAGATTGTTCAGTCATAGTATAACCTTCATTATCTTTTATCTGACCTAAGTAACCTTGGTTAGACTTCATAGTTAAATCTTGACGTATCATATCAGGATTTAATTTAACACCAAAGTCTCTTAGTACTTCAGGTTGATCATACCATTTATCACTAAGCTCTAACTGAATAGCCGGATCTAATGTCCAATTATTTTCCAATTTTATCTACTCCTGCTTGTTTAGTACCTATTTGTCCATTAGGTAACATGAATCTAGTACCAGGTTTTAAAGCTTTCCACTCTTGTTGAGAGTTTACTTGTACTATTTCAGATCCTTTTCCTGTTATAGAAGGGAACTCTTCATTAAGAATTTTTTCTGCTACAGTAGAAGGTTCTACATTATTCATCTTAGCTACAACAGTTATAAAATTATTGATACGTTCTAAATCATTAGCAAATGTCTGAGCTAACATAGAATTATCTGTCATTTTAGATACTAACATACCATCTTTAGTTATACCTACTTTATTAGGAATCTCATCATAAGTATTTAACATATAATAATTAATCCCTGACTTATAAAACTCTAAGTTTTTATTTAAAGATTCTTTATAATCGGAAGGACCATCTAGTAATATGTTAGATACTGGAGACATAGCTAACTGTTCTAGTTCTGTATCTAATTTACTAAAACGAACTTCACTTTTCTTAGAAGAAATCCAATCTTGTTCTTGTTTAAGTACATTATAAACTACAGGATCTATACCAGCAGCTTTAGCTTCTTCTTTAATTTGTTGTATATTACTTTTAATATAGTTAGTATACTTTTCTCCTACTTCATTATCAAAGATAGCATCTCTATCTTTTTTACTAATATCGTTTTGTAAAAGTCCAGGCAATTGTTCTAATATTTTATCTGCTTTTTCTAGTAAACTTTTAGCTAACTCAGGATCAGCATTTTTTAATTGTTCTTTAATAAGAGTAAGAGCTTGTACTTCTTTAAATACAGCGTCTCTTACTTTTTCATTTTTACCAAAGTCTGATTCATAGTATTCTAAATCTATTTCTGCTTTAGCTCTTGATGCTGTATTCTGTAAAGCTTTAGTAATACTTTCTTGAGTAAATTCATTTTCAAATTCTTTACTAAGGAACTCAAACTCTGCTTTAACATTAGCAAATAAATTTTTAACTTCTGGATTATCAGATTCAATAGCACTAAGATCTCCATAGAATGCTAAGAAACGTCTATTAGCATTTTGCATAGCACGTTTAAACTTATCTCTTTTTGTTTGATCATTTAATTTAGGATCTCTATTAATAGCTTCAAGTTCCCTAGTTAAAGAAGTTATAATAACATCTTTCTCTTCTCTAAATGTACCTTTACGAACCATCTCAGCTACTTTATCTCTAGCTATTTGTTTACGTTCACCTTCATTAAGTTTTTGATCTTGTTCATAGATTTTAATTTGTTCTTCTTTTAATTGATACTCAAAAAATCTAACTTGTTTTTCTTCTTCAGGCATATTAGTAATATCTATGCCTGCTTTATCCATTAGAATTTTATCTCGATTTTGTTTTTCTTTAGCTATACGTTCCATCTCAGCTTTGTACATTTCTTCATCTAGTGCTAATCTATTTGCTACACCAGTACGTTCAAACACATCTTTCATTTTAGAAGTAATAACATCAGCTTTAGAAGGATTCATATTTATTTGCTGTTGAGCTAGAGCTTCTATCCTTGTTTTAAATTCATAAGGATTAACAATACCTGCCATATATGTATTAACAAGACGTTGATTACCTACATCTACTCCTTGTTCAAATTGACCAGTAGACTGTTGATAGTATTGATCAGCTAATTCCATAGCAGTAGCTTCAGCTTCTTCTCCTACTCTAATAGTATTATATTTATCTCCAATATCAAGACCAGTTTCTACTAACTCTGCTATACCTCCTATAGAATTAGGATCATAGTATGCAGCCTCAGGAGTAACTACTCCTTGTGTAGGTCTTATACCATAGTATTGGGATTCTGTTTTAGTTGTATCAAACTCTGCCATGTTATTAGTCTCCTGGTTTTACTTCAATAGCTGGTGCTATTTTTTCTTTTAGTTTTTCTTTAAATTTATAAATCTTTTCTGTTG